CGGTTAAGTCTAATGCTGAGTTTGTGATATGTAACTTTGATGGTCTTGAGATTGTTAAGGATGCGGTCAACGAAAGTGATTTTGATTTGATCGTAGTCGATGAAGCCAATGCATATAAAACGGTATCAACTAAGCGTTGGAAAACACTAAACTCAATTATCAAACCTAACACGTGGGTATGGATGCTGACAGGAACCCCTGCGGCTCAAGCACCTACCGATGCATATGGGCTTGCAAAGATAGTCAACCCATCAGGCGTGCCACGATTCTTTGGTTCATTTAAAGATCAGGTGATGCAAAAGATTACGCAGTTTAAGTGGGTTCCCCGCCCCCGCGCAGAGGACATCATTCATCAAGTCTTACAACCCGCAATTAGGTTTACGAAGGAAGAATGCCTTGACCTACCGGACATGACCTACGTAACCCGCAAAGTACCCCTTACCGCACAGCAAGAGAAATACTACGAAACTATCCGTAAACATATGGTGGCAACGGCGGCAGGCGAGGAAATTACTACAGTAAATGCGGCGGCAATCCTTAATAAATTACTACAACTTTCAGGAGGCGCGGTCTACTCGGATAGTGGAGAAGTCATAGCCTTTGATGCATCCAACCGACTAGCCGCCCTAAAAGAAGTTATAGATGAAGCGTCACACAAGGTGATTGTATTCGTGCCGTACCGCCATGCTATTCAGATCGTCCACGAAGAACTTATCAGAGACGGGTACACCTCAGAAATTATCAACGGTGCTGTATCAGTCAACAGACGCACAGAAATCTTTAATAAATTCCAAACAGAACCCAACCCCAAAGTGCTTGTAATTCAGCCGCAGGCGGCATCTCATGGAGTTACTTTGCACGCCGCAAACGTGGTGGTGTACTGGTCGCCCGTTATGTCTGTGGAAACTTATTTACAGGCGAACGCACGTGTCCACCGCGCTGGTCAGCGTAATCCTTGCACCGTAGTACATCTTCAGGGATCTCACGTTGAGAAAAGAATGTATGCAATGCTCGAAGCAAAAGTCGATATTCATACTAGGGTAGTAGATCTTTATAAAAATATTTTAGAAGAGGCTTGACAGAGTAAAAGATTGTGATTAGTATTATCAAACATAACTATATGGAGAGTGAAGATGGACAACGTGTCTGCCGATAAGTTAGTCAAGGCGTACATCAAGATCCGCGACAGACGTAAGCAACTCACGGATGAGTACGAAGCGCAAGATAAAGAGTTAGAAGAATCGCAAGATATGATTAGCGAGAAACTTCTCGACGTTTGCAAAACAATGGGTGCTGATGGGTTCAAGACTGAGTTTGGTACGGTAAGTCGCCGCGTCTCAAAAAGGTTTTGGACAAACGATTGGCATTCGTTTCACAAATTTCTATTGGAACACCAAATGCCGGAGTTACTGGAGAAACGCATTGCGCAAACCAATATGGCTACGTTCCTTGAAGAAAACCCCGATTTGCTTCCACCGGGGCTAAATGTGGACAGCAAATACACAATCTCTATCAGGAGAAAAACATGAGCGAAGATCAAGAGATTAGTTTACGGCTAGAAGCAATGCGCATAGTTGTAGATTTTTACAAAAGAAGTAATTCTGACCTACGAGATTTAATAAGTGCGTCTAATGTTGTTTATAAATTTTTAAAAGGAGATTTACCAAATGAGTGACTTAGCATTATTGAATCAAAACCTACCTGCGCACCTGCGCGAAGTCGAGATAGATGAGACGACCAAAGCCCTTATGGGTGGCGGGGGTGGTACCAAGCGTATCTCCATCGAGGGCGGTGTATGGCGCATGATGGTTAACGGTAAAGAGATTGCACGCAATGAAGAGCGTGTGATGAATGTTGTTATCGTTGCCGCCGCACCAAAGGTATCTCGTACATTCTATGCAGGTGTATACAAGAAGGGTGTAGCCTCTGCACCTGACTGTTGGTCTGCTGACGGTGAAGTGCCGGATGCAAAAGCAAAAGCACCACAGGCCAAAACCTGTAAAGACTGCCCACAGAACATCAAAGGTTCCGGACAGGGTGATAGCCGTGCGTGCCGTTTCTCTCAGCGTTTAGCAGTTGTTTTGGAGAACGACATTAATGGGGACGTTTACCAACTTACCCTACCAAGCCAGTCAATCTTTGGCGAAGGTGAGCCGGGCAAGTGGCCTTTACAGACGTATGCCAAGATGATTGGAAGTAAAGGCGTACCCATCACGTCAGTTGTAACCGAGATGCGCTTTGACACTAATAGTGCTACTCCGAAATTGACTTTCAAACCGGTACGGTTTTTGGAGACTAATGAGTTCAATACCGCTTTGGGTAAGGGTAAAACCGGAGATGCAATTAAGGCGATTACCATGACGGTTGCTCAGGTTGATGGTGTAGACTCAGAAGTTCCCGCTCAAGTAACAGCAAAAGAGGAAAAACCACAAGTGGCACCCGAAGCCGTAGAAGAGCCTACCAAACGTGCAAGCAAGAAGGAAGAAGCCCCTGCACCGAAGAAGGATCTCAACAAGATTCTTGAAGAGTGGGACGACTAACGGGAGGTTGTTATGTCACGTGGATACACCACTAAGTTCATCAAAGCCGTGAATGAAGCAGATCAAACTAAGTTAGGAGTACAACTTGGGCAGATCTGCATTAAGAACGACATTCCGGTTGTAGATGTGGCTGATTTTTTAAAAGTTACACGTATGACGGTTTACCATTGGTTTAAAGGTAAAACAAACGTAGTCAATAAGCACAAAGAAATAGTTGAGAAGTTGCTTACGAAATTGAATACGTAAACGGTTTAAGGAGGCTAGGGGGCACCCGAAAAGGGTAGTCCGCCGTCCTATCCCTGCCTACCTTATTTTAACGACGGCGCATTGATTGATGGCGGCTATGGTCTCAAAAACAGAATTTCTATCTCTCGTCTTACCCCCGACAGGACAATACTGTGTAGTGGGTTTAGGTACAGACAAGAAACCAAAGCAGGTCTTTGTAGAATCTATTGACGAAGTAAGCGACTACGCGGATGCGATGGTACACAAAGGCTATGATGCTTACTTTGCTTTAGCAAATTTCCAATCAGACGAAGGGCGCACAGTCGCCAATGCAAAAGAACTTAACTCGTTTTTTGTAGACATAGACTGCGGAGCGAACAAAGCCTACGCCGATCAGACAGAAGGTATTGATGCACTACTAAAGTTTTTGGCAAATACCAACTTTACTAAACCAACTGTAATTGTTAATTCAGGGCGCGGCCTGCACGCATACTGGGTGTTAGAACAACCCATATCACGGGAAGAATGGAAGCCCATAGCCGAGCGGTTTAAGGCACTGTGCCAAGAGCACAAGTTTGAAGCCGACCCCGCAGTTACGGCAGACGTAGCACGCATCCTGCGCATACCGGAGACGCTAAACTTCAAAGACCCGGACAACCCCCTGCCAACTAAAGTATTAAAAGCAGGCAAGCGGGTTAGTCTTAGTGCGTTCTCTGAGAAGTTACCTGTAGTAGATCCCCTCGACATTCCGGGTAAGAAGCCGTTTACACGGCAGATGGATCCGATGACCTTGGCACTGATGGGTAACTACCAATCCAAATTCAAAACAATCCTTATCAAATCAGTCAATGGGGAAGGCTGTGAGCAGATTGCCAACGCATTTAGGAACCAAGACACACTCGAAGAACCTCTATGGAGAGCCGCTTTATCTGTTGCAAACGCTTGCGTAGATGGAAGCGTGGGTATCCACAAAATCTCAGAACAACACCCCGAATACTCAGCAAATCGGACTATTAAAAAGGCTAATGAGACTAAGGGGCCGTACACCTGTGCAACCTTCAAAACACTTAATCCATCAGCGTGCGAAGGGTGTACCCTCAAAATAACCTCCCCAATTCAAATTGGAAGAGAGATTGTCGAAGCCGCCGAAGAGGATAATATAGTTACACAGGTGGAAGAAGTTACTAAAGAGGCCGTAACGTATAACATCCCAACGTATCCGTTTCCATACTTCAGAGGCAAGGTAGGTGGGGTGTACCGCCGTGCTGATCCCAACAAAGAAGATGATAAAGACGAATTAATTTACCCATACGATGTGTATGTGGTGAAACGCATCCACGACCCTGATGATGGGGAAACGCTCCTGCTCCGGTTGCACTTGCCCAAAGATGGTGTACGTGAATTTATAGTGCCGCTTACTTCTGCGCTATCCAAAGAAAAGTTTATTAATGCAGTCGCACAGCAGGGTATAGCCATACTGGGGAAAAGACAGGAACTACTTATGTCATACGTAACAAGGTGGGTAGAGGAACTACAAGCAATGGGCAAATCAGAAATCGCCCGTAAACAGTTTGGTTGGTTAGAAGATGACAGCGCATTTATTGTCGGGGACAGGGAGATTCGTGCCGATGGTCAAGTGCTCTACAGCCCCCCAACTGTTGTAACACTACCTACCATACCCGCGTTTAAGCCCAAAGGTGACTTCCATGTTTGGAAAGACATCATCAATGCCTACGGCAGACCGGGGATGGAGCAACGTGCTTTTGCGTTCTTCATGGGTTTTGGTGGGCCTCTTATGAAGTTTGTAGGTGAAGGCTTCCTAGATGGATTCCTTCTTAATCTAGTCAGTCAACGTGGTGGATCAGGCAAAACTACCCTGCTACACGCCATCAATTCAATCTACGGCAACCCCAAGCAGTTGATGCTATCTTATAAAGATACACATAACCATCGTATGCAACGGATGGGCACGATGCAGTCAATGACTCCTACGATTGACGAGTTAACTAACTTAGAAGTCAAGATCATGTCGAACCTTGTGTATGACATAACTTCCGGCAAGGGCAAGAACCGCATGAGCGGTAAGGCTAACGTCGAGCGGATTAACCTCACGACTTGGCAAATCCCGGTGGTTTCCTCATCTAACCGCCGTGTTAACGACGCCCTGATGACCCTCAAATCCTTCCCCGATGCGGAACTGCTACGGATACTAGAGGACGAGATTCTGCCCGATACCCAAGACGATCCTACGTGGTCAAAGTCTCATTTTGGGCGAATCATTAGCAACTACGGGCACGCTATAGACCCCTACATTAAGTACGTAGCAAGCAACCTGCCTACGGTTATTGAACTACTGGGGCGCGTAAATAGGAAATTAGACCGCGCCGCGAACATCACGAACACCGAACGCTTTTGGTCAGCAGGTATTGCTATTGATATAACGGGGGGCATCATCGCTCGTAACTTGGGGCTGCATAACATCCCAATCGAACCCGTGTTTGACCATGCTGTAAACCTAGTTAACAACACCCGCAACAAGAATAACGAAGAGTTTTCAAGCGTGGCTGATTACCTTGGCGGCTTCCTACAGCGTCACTATCAGGATATTTTGGTCATAAATGGCAAGACCCACAGCCGGACGGGACTAGAGCAAGCACCGATCCGTGAACCCCGTGGCAAGGTGGTAGTCCGCTACGAACCGGATACAAAGATGCTGTTTGTGGTCAACAAGGAATGGCGGGATGACTGTGCCAAAACCTTTATGGGCTACGAGGACACCCTGAACCCCTACCGCAAGAGCAAGGCTTATATAGGTCTGAAGAAGAAACGGATGCTTGCAGGTACGGCAATGGGGGCATCTGATGGGGTTATGGCTTTGACATTTGATACATCGAAACTAGACTTTTTTGCTGAGGACGCGATTGTAAATGCAGATATTAAACCTGAAGGTGCAGATACCTTGGGAGTCGATTGAACCCGGTATGTCGTTTTTTATACCCTGCCTAGATACTGATAACGCTGTTAAGCAACTTACGTGGGAAGCGGGCCGGTTTAGGTATAGAGTTATCTGTAAACAAGTTATTGAAGGTGATAGATACGGGTTGCGCTGCTGGAGGGTTGAGTGATATTCTTGGGCCTCACTCTCCTATCCTCAGATAGGATTAACCCCCGGCTAAAACTCCCAGTCGGGGGTTTTTTTTAATACCCCGAAGCCTTTCTCATAAACGGCACGTTAAGTTCTTCTATCAGACTGTTTTCAACACGCTCTAGGTCTTCCAATACTTGTTTCTTGTCTGCACCGCTAATTTTTGGATCGTTGGATACAACTTTCTTAAGCGCCCGTATATTTTCAAACTGTTGATCTGTAGTACTTATCATACTACCTAGCGAATAGAGCATAAGATTCTTGTCTTTGTCTAGGTAATTAACAAGTTCCTCTATCTGCCCCCGAGCACGGAATGTATTAACGGTGCTAACTACCCGATCAATATCCTCACGAAAATTGTAGTACTGCTCTTTGTAACCACCCGGGATACGGTCATACATAAAAGTCTTAAATCCGGGCAACTCGTACAATCTTTTATCAATTCTATCTGCCGCTAATACGTTGGTTATGTCTAAAGCCGTACCCCCTGCAATACCCGTGTACCCACGGATAAGGTAGTCAAGTTTCATCGGAGAGTAATTTATTAGTCCCCCAAGCATTTTAGCCAGTTCAGAAGTGCTGTCGGTGTACTGCTGTGATGGTTCTACTTTCTCTAATCCACGTCCTACGATTTGAGATTGGGTAAAGAAAGAATAGTTAACCGCTACCTCAAGGCTTGGTTTAAGAAACTGCGGCGTCATGTTGGGCGTGGCAAAGGAATCTACTAAAGCCGAACCAATTGCTTTTCGTAAGGCTGTAGCATCCTCGGGGCGTGCAGTCCCCTGACTGGATATGTAATTCCACATACGCTCCGGCAGTACTTTAAACAAGAAGCCTACTTCAGGCGCAACCGGGATCTTATTTGGTGCCCACTCAGGTAAACCCGGAACGATAAAGTTCTTGTCTTTTTCGTAATCCCGTAGTCCTTGATATTCGTCGTCCCCACCAACTAGCATGGCATAGACGCTAGACAACGCCATCAATTTAACTCCGGTTCTCCAAAACAACATTGCCGCGAGTTTCTTCTCTTGGGCAGAAATACCACGCCCCGTCATGGATCGGTAGTAAACGTCCATACCCTGAATGTATGCGTTCATAAACGGAATAACCTGACGCAATACACCTATAAACTTATTCTTACCTTGGCGTTTAAAGTTAATAATTTCCTGTGCTCGATAACGGGCAAGCAACACGTCCCCATCAGGAAACTGGGCTGACTTAGTCTCTGCAAGAGTTTGCTCAAACACAGCCTTACGGGTAGCGGCGTCAGACGCAATTGATGGGGCTTCTGCAAAGGAAAACACCCTATCAAATATGCTACGTTGCTTTACTCCAAACTCTTTCTCAATCGCATCCTGTGCTCGACCCGGCATAAAGTCATAGGCACCAGCGATCCCCATAGCCCTAAGTTCTCTTGTGAGCGGGTCGTTTCCAAGTTCTTTTATAAAGTTTTTGATAACTTTGCCGGGGACACTAAACGGGTTTTTAACACCGGAGTTGGTCGTAGCCCGATAAGCGTCTTGGAAAACCTGACTTAAAGCAAACTGCGGGGTAGCCGTAGTAGCCTTACGCAATACGTTTGCCAACCCTGCAAAAGCGTTTAAGAGCGGCCCAGTAGAACTTTCCAGACCCTTGAAAGCATATACGTCTAGGATGTCATCAAATTCGTATGCTTCAGGCTTGCCATCTCGATAAATAAAAATAACATTATTAGGGTTAACACCGGGGGCCTGTGGGTTTGGTATTTTCTTAGCCCCAAGATTGTTATTTACAAAAGCATCTACTATCTTAAGACCAGCGTGGTTACGAATGGCGCTGTTACCCATCCAAAACGACAGGCCAACCATATTGTCAAAAATGTTGTTGATGGGGTCTACCCCACCTTTTAGTTGCTTCATGGTGCCAAGGTTGACTAGACCTTTCATGTACATCTTAGGGCTATTCTGGATAGCCTCTTCAAAGTCCTTGATACGGTTCCAAGGCACGTAATCAATAACATCTTTCCACTGCTGTGCTTGTTGTTTACTTAACCGATCACCCTCTACCATAGCGTCGATTAAGCCATTCTTAAATTCCGTAAACTCTTTAAAAGCGGCGTTTAATTCAGGGAATTGGTTAAACGCATCCATACCCGCTTTGATTTGCGCAGGGCTTGGCAACAATGCTGGGTCTACCGGGGAGTTAGGATCATTCCTTAAGGAGTTAGCACGACGTGCAATGAAAGCGTCGTTAGCCAGTTTGAACGCTAGATCTACATCCCCAAGTTTGACGCCTAGTCCTTTAATCGTATCCATTACACCCTGAAGCGACGCAGGGCCATCTTTGGCAAGCCATCCTATGTCCTTATCAAGAACCAACTTACCACGCTTCATGGCTTCTACAGTCATAACATCTGCGTGCTCGGCAGACAGGGCAAAGAAGTCAGGCCGAGTTTCTCCAAGGGCGTTTCTTATAGCCCCATTCCATGCTTTCTGTAACTTATCTTCTATACTTGCACCCTTAGAAGCAACTTCTACCCTTAGTCTACGCACTGCTCGTTCACGCAAACTTGGGTCAAAGAAGAACGCACCAACTTTCTGCATGGTGCTCATCTGCGGTTGCTTTGGCTGGGCGTTGCTAATATTGCCCATAGACTGGATTACAGCCTGTGCCTGTTGTCCTGCGGGTGTAAGTACAGGGGTTACACGGCGGTATCTAATATCTCCAGAGGCACGGTCAAACGTCCCCTCAAGATTACCTGTAGCAGACTTTACCTGCTCAGATTTGTAGATTCCAAGGTTTTTACGCCCACCCTCAGACACATAGAACCCATCATGCCCAAGTTCTTTAATGGCTTCTTGGAATGGCTTTTGTTCAATAACACCCCAATTACCATTTGAAGCGTTTCCGTAAATAATGTCCGTAAGACTTAAATTATCTGAAGTCGCTAAATCGTTAACTTCTGCTTTGGTTAAATATTTTGTGAATACTAAACTTTTATTAGATTTGGGGTCGAGATAGCCTTGATCTAATAATTTCTGAATAATTGCGCGTACCTGTTTATCATTCTGATAGTCGAACGGATTTTCTGCCCGAACATACAAGGGCATGATGTTTTCCCCTGTGGGGTTCAACTCTCTAATAGCATCGCTGTATTGTTCAGGTAAATAATCAAACAAGTCTATAGTACTTAGTTTCTTAAAGTCTTCTTTAGTGGTTGGGCCATACGTGTCCCCATCTTTTGCTAATGCGGTAAACACCCCATCCCGTTCAGCAATTTCAAGTATCCGGTTAGTAAAAACATTCATCTGCTCAGGGGTCATTTTCCCCACAATCTCGTTTTCTATAAACTCGCGAGATGAAGTGCTAAAATCTTCAGCAAATTTGGGGTCAGAGGTTAAGAATATAGCGTTCGCTTGTTTGGGGATAAATTCTGAAATATCCCTAGCCGTGCCGTGGAACATCAAAATGGGGCGTCCCGTCTCATCAACGGCTTTACTGTCGCCAAACCATTTCCAGAAATTACGAACCCCTTCTAAAGTAGGAGCAATCGGACGCCCACGAGAGTCATAAACAGAACGGCTAATCCCACCAATTTCTACAGTGGTTCCGTCAAACGGACTACCATCATCTCTGTAGACTATATTCTTTGAAGCCTTACCTACACCCCGGGTGCCTTTACCTTCTATTACATAGTCACGGAAAGAATCAAGAAGGTCGGTAACTTCTTTATCACGCAGAGTCTTAACACCAATAAACTGTAAGAAGTTACGGATAAGTTTCTTTAACTGATGTAAAG